ACGACACGACCTGCGTACATGTCGACAGGGAAAAACTGGAGGTGGCCTCTAGGTAATGGAATGAGACACATTCCACTGCATCTGGCTATGTCCCAGTGGGTAAAGAACTACCCTGCCCAAGAGTTAAGGAACACCTGCATGGAGAAATTCTATCAGCCCGATGCGATGAAGCGCCTCTATGCGGAGCTGCTGCTCTCTGCGAAATGTATCCAGGTTTATCCTGGGTTTGAGCACCAGGCAGTATCTTCGTGTGTAGGCGTTTTCGTCGGTAAGATGGAAGGCCTGGAAGAACTTGCAGTTGAATCGGAAAACGATCTCCTCGATATGACCCGTGAAGGACAGTTTCGTGTTTGCGTGGAATGCCATCACAAAGATCCTAGTCTGATGGAAGCCTGCTCGACACAGGTGCGTGATCTCGCTACGAACTATACCATTTACACAGCGGGTATTCGTGTCGGACGACCGGAATCTCCCGAGGAACAACAGACGTGGAGAAGCTATATGAAGTTCTGGATCTGGTGCATCAATCTTGGTGTATTTAGCACCCTCCTGATCATGGCGTTCAAGTGGTTGTTCCGTACTCTCACCAAAATCAATACTGCGATCTCGAACACTATCACTGGAGCTATCAGCGGAGTGGGAAACCTCTTCGCTGGAACCTCCACTGGGGTGGCAGAGGTCGCCGTATGGAAGGATGATGGAGGAGTGTGGCACGCACGAACATCTGCGTTTGATGACCCCAAGATTGCGGAGCATTTCCGGAACGATGAACGCTTTGTTGTACACGGAGAGGCAGAGGTTGTTGATATGACCAAAATCACACCGATGCATGAAATGGAGTGCGTTGGCGAACAAGAGGCATACAACTCCGGCGCAGCCCGATCACAACAGACAGGTCGGGTGGAAACGTACCAATCAGGTCAAGCTCGTTCATCACAGACAGGACGCGTTGAAAAACACGTTCATTTTGAGGAGGAACGGGTGGCCGGACCGGTACAGTCGTTCTCAGATCAGAACGCCGGGGAAGTCAGAAATCGTGTTGTCAAGAACATCTATGGCATCATGACAGGACCTGATCCTGACACGCTGGTGCGACTCGGCACATGCACGATCCTACAAGGCCGCGTTGGTATTACCAATCGTCACATCATCACGTCCCTCATGGACTACGTGGGGCTTGTAAGCTTCACCAAAAAGATATATGTGATGAAGAAGGAAGATTTGGTGATATACCATATACCGGATGATGATCTGAAAATGGGGAAGCGTGATGCTGCTGTCTTCGAACTGCCAACTATGTTTCCAGTCCATGCCAGTATCGTCCGCTACTTCATGACTCCGGACGATTTTGCCCGACATACCAACGTCCCAAAGGCATCGATGGTGTGGTGCGAAATGCGTAATGGACGCCCAATCCTGCGATATTACGATTCGAATCTCATGGTTGCCCAACAGTCAAGATTCTTCGATCTGCAAGAAAAGGGGAACACGCTTCAAATCCGTGACTTCTATCTTCACGGTTTTGAGACAGTCAATGGAGATTGTGGTGCCCTGATCATTGCTTTCGACCCTGCGATGCAGAACAAGATCTGTGCAATGCATATGGCTGGATTCGATGGAGAACACTTCACTGGAGCAGCTGTCGCACTCCACACCGGAGTAATCGGAGCCCTTCTGGACGGTATTCGCCCACTTCTGAAACACCGAGCGTCGTTGTTCGATGGTACAGTTCCCGGCGTAGTCTCAGGAGGTATCCAAGTTGAAGACGGTGAGATCACCCTGGTAACGAAGATTCCGGAAGGTTTCATGTACATCGGCCAAGTCGAGAACTCCGTGTTCGAGAACACCCGAACAACGCTCAGGAAGTCACCAGTGTACGATATCTGTGGTCCTGTGAAAAAGAAGCCGGCCTACTTGGCTCCTTTCAAGCAGGGCGATATGGTGATTGACCCCAGGATGATGGCGATGAAGAAAGCAGCCGGACCAAATATGCGTGTACACCCCCAGTTTTTGGGAGAAGCACTCAATAGCGTGAAACAGAAGATCAACTCCCAGGTTCGCCTCTCTGATTGCCGCGTCCTAACATTTCAAGAAGCGATCGCCGGTATTGCCGGTGATGACTGCTACCCTCCAATCAACAGGACAACATCACCCGGTTACGGCTGGACGAAAATCGGTAAAGGTAAGACACGATGGCTCGGTACTGAC